TTCTTAAATGTACTTAATCCCTTACCAAATCTCATAATGGTCTGACTCCTAAATCTTTTAGTCTTTGATTCATAGTATTATCAGCCATACTACTCGCACTGGCTTCTAATGATATTTCGTTAAATTCAATATCTGTTCTACTGGAAACACTCCCACGCATCCAAGAGTTTGTAGTAAACATTGGAGGATGAGCTCTCTCACCACAATTTCTACAAAAGAACCAACCACCATCGTTTGGATGGTTACAATGCTGACATTCAGACATTAAGCTCCGCCAATAACTACAGTAAGTATTCTATCACCACGTAATTGAGTATGCGTAATAGATAAAACTTTATTACTAGTTGAATCTAAAGTATCTATATGGTCTTTTATATCTCTTGCCATTGACCCAACGGCAGCAGTCTCTATATTAGGGACAGCATCATGAATAAATACCTTTACTTTTACATTACCATATACAGCCATAATTTCTCCAATTTTAAAATTCTTAGTAGATTTGGGGTAGACCCTTTATACGACCTACCCCACAGTTCTACAAAACTGTCAACCCTTACGGATTCGTATTAAGCTACACTATGTCCTTTGACAGATGGTGAACGAGTTATTTTCAAATCCTTCAAATAAATCGCACTATTCTGATTCGTACCTTGCACCACCATATACGGTACAAGAGTATCTCCACTATCGAAAGTGTAAGCCGCAGTCGTACTTGGAGCTGCTAAAGCTCCTTCCCTCATGGCCGCAGCCCCAATATGCTTATATGTAACAGCACCATCAGAATCCAAAATAATTTGGAATCTATGATTATGGTTTGCCGCTGTGGCATCCCCACTATCCGTATAAGTACGGGCAGCGTCATTCAACGCACTAGCGATTTGAACATCATCAGCAGACTGACAACCAAAAGCTACGAAGTCAGTATACAGAGGGTCTCCACTAGCTGCTGCTAGTATACCACCATGTCCTGTTTCAAACTCCTCAACTTTTCTAAGTCCTATTACACAAGCATCATAATCAGACCAGTCAACATTATTCCATGTTACATCTATAACTGCAGAATGAGTACCAGCAACAATCTTGTTACTTGCACTACCATATTGACTACCACTAAAAACTATTTCGACACCAGTGTTATCTGCAGTTTCAGCATCCATCTGCATATTTAAACCTGCTACGGTACTATTTGTATCCGTTGCGGGAACTGCTCCATCAACATTAGGAATTGTTCCTACTGCTGTAAAAGCACCTATACAAGACGCTACACTTGGATACATTTGTCCACCTGGCCCAGGCCAAATTATACCAAACTTATCCCCATCTGCGTAAACATCAGTTGCGGAATTACCAAAAGCATGAACCACGGGTGGCGCACAATTAATGTAATCCCATTCAAAAATAGTTTCAGCTCTAGTTTTGCCATCATAAGCACCACTATTTGTATTTAAAACATCAGCTCTCATAATTATCCTCCTTACAAGTCCGAGATTTCGTACATCATGTGAGACTCAGGTAACGTCACTTCAAGACCAGCTTCAGTAAGAATCATGTCTTTACGAAGGTCTTCATCGTCGCTCTGTACATTAGTCGTAATATAAGTATCACGATTAACTCCATTACCAACGAGAGGACGATACGCAACTTTGCTCATATCAGCAAAAAGCATAAATCCACTTGAAATACCACGGAACAAAGGTTCTTTTACAAGATGCAAAGTTCCATGAATAGTCTCGATTGTCATTACTTTATGTCCAAATGCTCCTTGTTTAGAATCAAAGTTGTACCTACTGGCACCACCATATCCAATAGAAGCATCCATGAATGCACCATCACCGAGTTTATTAAAGAAAGTAATTATTGGTAGACTAGCGAGAACAAGTCTGTCCCCACTTCCACCCCTTGCTGGGTCGAACAACACTTCTAAATCACCAAGTAATAAATCGTAGGTAAGATTTGCAGCTGTTTCCACACGCAAATATGCTTTACCAGATGTATAACTAAGTGCAGTAGTATGTGTTGCTTGCGCTGTCGAATTCTTTAGAATATGACCAGCGAGCCCTTCCGTATGCTGTACACTTCCCTGACGTGCTTTTTGTGAAAAAAGCATGGCTCGTTCAATATCAACCTTATGTTCACGAAGCTTCATTGCCCAAATACGTTGCCACTCATTCGCATATCCGCGATATTTTGTAGCAATTGCTGTATTTGTCATCTCAGCCGCAGTTTTAAAAATCTGCGTGTAACCATAATTGTCTTCTATTTCACTTGACCAAACATCAGGAGAACCAGTACCTTCAGCAAAAGCAGTACCAATAACTTGACAAGCATCATCATCAGCTAAAACATTATATCCACTAACTCCACTAGCAGAAAGACTAATAACTTTACCAGTAAATGTGGTTGTTGTACCAGCGTCTACAGGTGATGTCTCTACTCTAACAAGAGCGCTAGCTCCTGGAGCCGTTTCAACTGAAAATACCATTCCTTTGATTAGCCAATCAATAGATGCTGTTGGTGTTGCCGCGTCAGCTACTGTGAAAGTATGACTCTCACCAGCCGCAACAGCAGAACCACCATTAACAGCGGCTCCCAACACAAAGCTACGACTAGTCCAATCAATCTTGGAACGGTCTTCCAAGAAACGAAAGACTGAATCATCAGTAGGTACTTTGCTTACTTTGCTTAAGTATACGAAAAAGGGCGATTCTTCTGGTGAGAGGTCTGCTACTCTGTCTCCAAAATTGTATAACCGTCTTACGTCTGGGGTAGTCCCATGTATTGACGCATGACTATTAGACGAAGCTTGGACAACATCTGTAGTTTTTACTCCACCTTGAGTAATTGCCATTTTACACTCCTTTATTGTTTAAGATTTACGGTAATCTTCCATGAACATTTGCTCCCATAATTCCATCCCAAGCTGACTCTTCCTCATTTTTAGGACGAGTTCTTGGGTCTTGGCCTTGTATGGCCCCAGGACTTGGAGGAGCTTTCTTGGAAGCTCTTACCGCTTCAAGTGAGTCGTAAACGCCTTGAGATGCTTTTTTACCGTTAACATCCTGCCAAAGCTTTACAAGGTTATCCAAACCGACATTTTCTTTCGGTTGGGTAACGAACTGTAAAAATTCTTTAACATCGTCATCGGGCATCCTATGAACGTTCTTTAACTCATTTATCGTGTTATTCAAGGCAATAGACTCATTCATTTGAGACATATGACCTTCAATAGCACGTGACACCGACTGATTCTCCTGAGCTACTCTCATTTGATAAGACGGTGAATCCGGCTTGTAATAGGCGTCCCAAGGATTAAATTCTTCCTCGGATACCTGTGGAACTTGTTCTTTCTGCTGATTAACAGTTGCGGCCTGATTGTTCTGCTGCATCTCCACCGCAGTACCAAGGGCGTCTTCAAGCTTAGTCAAACTTGACTGTGACTTATCATATAATGATTGCCACTTTTTGCTTTCATCTTCCCAGTCTACGTGTGAAGTCTCGCTATCCGAAACAGGTTGAGCGACACCTTCGTATCCCGACTCAGTAAATGCACTATTATCATCAACAAAAGGATTGGTTTCATCAGTCCCAGCTACAACGTCATCAACGACGCTTTCGCTAGAATTTGCTTCAGCTATATAATCTTCCATTATTTTCCTTTCTACAATGTTTCGAGTTCTTCAGGAGCGGAACCTGGGCCCTCTTGCATATTTTCTACAATAGGCTTCAATTTCTCCAACTCGAACTTCACTGTATCGGCAAACTTATTTGTTTGCACTTTCTTTTCTGCTTTTGCGTCTGACCGTACTTCAGATAGGTCTCGTTTGAATTTCTCAACCGCAACCCTCTTCTTGTCTTGGACAGACTCCCTTTGTGCCGTTTGCAGGTCTCCCCGCAATTCTTTAACTTGCTGTTGCAACTGTTCGTTGGCTTGTTGCAACTGAGCAATTTCACTCATTCGTGACAAAATACTTTCTTTATCGAATATCTCTGGATTCTTCTTCAATACTTCTGTTCTATCAACCAACCCAGCCTGATAAGCTTCGAAGTATACACCATACTCAGCCCACTTACTTGTTGGTAATGTAGAACCTGGTTCAATTCTAACGTCATGTTGTCCGATATTGTTCCTGTCTTTTGCAATATCAATTATTGTTTGATTCATATCACTATACAACATATTAACTGATACTTCGTTAATATTGTTATTTGGTTGTACTAATCGAAACATCTTTTGGAATGTATAATGACCTTTAGAGAATGAATACAATAATCTTCCAATAATGTTAACACTAAATTCAATATCCCTTAGTTTTGACTTTGGACGTTCAGAACCCAACATCACCATACGTTCTGTACCACGAACTGTATCAGGTGCTTTTTCGGAAAATCCATGCATCATCTCAGGAAGACCAAAGATAAAATCTATATAAAACTCAGCTTGTTCAATCAACCGATAGAACTCAGACGCTAACGGTGTTGGAGCTGGATAATGTGGTTCACCCTGAGAAGTATCAATTTCAATGACTGCATTTGGGTTTGCCCAGTCTCTTTCTAACTGGTCAAGTCCATTGATAGCACTTCCCAAAGGAACTAAAAGTTTTAACCCGGCAGAGGCTTGAGCGTGTGACAAAGCGAGAGACCACAACTTATTGAGTAGTCTTTGCATTGGTCGTGTCCTCGAAACATCCGATTTCGGATACGGAGTTCCAGACCATATATTTGGTAAAGGAACAATAGGATAAACATCAGTATTGAGAACAGTTTCGTATAGAACAACCTCACCAACAGTCGCGACAACACCAATACGAGTTTGGAGCACTTCTTCAAAACTCATTAACCCACGCTCAAACACACCGGGATTTTCTTTTAGAAAAACAGCAAATTCTTCATCACTAAGAACCATTTCTTCACCGCTACGTGAATCCACTACACGATAAAACGGTACTTTGGTCTTAAAGAACCTTTCAAGTATTTGATATTTTTCAGAACTAAAAGTATCTAAATCTTTTGCTTCAGCTGGCGTTGTAATAACCATGCTGTTCTTATTCTGAGCATCTGGGAAATCTTCCTCTGAATATGGAGAAATTTCCTCAATCAGACCTGGTATTAATTCTCCAGTCTCTTCATCTACCTGAGCCCCTAAGAATGGATATAAATTAACAATTTGGTCACCAGTCAGAATAGTCGATAATATAATTGAATCAGCATCCTGAAAAAATCTATCACGAGACGATGGTGGTACGTAAACACGGAACGGATTAACTGACGTAAACTTAACTTCACCCTTTCCAAAGTCCGCTTCATTATCAATGTAAACATATAGGTATCCGAGTCCTGTAACAGCATAATCATGAATAGCGTCCTTCATATGGACATCTCCACTCGATACCTGCCACACATACCCCAATATTGTTCTCCAAGCAGAAGCCACCTTAGTATCAGAATCTTCTCTTGGAATTGCTGTAAATACAGGAGGCTTTGCTGTAATAACGCTTTTTAGCTTTTCAATAGCAGGAGATATTCTATCCATTGCTACATCAGCCTGATTCCGAGATTGTAGTTCCTCAGACTCAGCGTTAGTAAAATGATTTCCATGATAGAAATCTATGTCGCTGCGAGCTTCTATTTCCCAATCAGCCCGAGCATCCCGCCACCGCCTGTGCAGTTCTTGGTTCTCTTTTGCTGATGGATGCTGTTCTAATGCCATATTAATGTGACTTACGCTTTGTTGTTAAATTAAATATAAATATATTGCAATCAAAGAAAAAAACGCTAAAATCGTCTAAAAGTTCCATTTTATCGTCTAGCACCTGTCATCCAGTTGTAATATCCCTTTAATTTGCTACCACCTTTCTTACCAGCACGCATCTCACTTACAGAGATAGCAGTGCTAAGTGGAGCTTTGGAATAATAGTCTGCATAGTACAATCCGTCCATAAGGTCATCGTTCTTAGGAACGGGATGTTCAAACATCTCATCTACCAATTCAGTCATTTCTCTACGAATATACAATTTTTTACTATTTACAATCGGGCCAAGTGAAGTTTCTAACCTATCTGCTTTTTTTATACCTGGTGGTGGTTTAACACCTTTAAAGATTCCTGGTATCAGTCTTCTATCAGATGCAGCCATTCTCGTAACCATATCACGTACCATCTCCTGAGCAGCGACTGTTTCTATGGTAACTCGTCTTACAGGACTATATTTACGAGCCATATCGATAATTTTCTGTGGTAAATCAAATGTTGGTATTCTTTCACGATAATATTCCAATACGTATCGATTTTTGTTTGCATCAACTCCTATAACCATAATAACCTGAAAATCAGACTGTTTCGTTGCAGTAGCCGCAATATCAACTCCGATATAGATATTAATTGGAATTGCTTCATTTCGGAGTACAAGATATGAATAATTATCGATTGACTTGAATGCTCCGTCATGATACTGTATTCTATCTGTTTTGAACGCTGCCGATGATAAATCACGAGCATCATTCATATATTCCTGTGCAAACTTGTTTACAAGACCAGCTTCTATAAATTCCCGTTTTTTAGACTCTAACTTGGAAACTGGGAACTGTTCAGGCCAAATAGACTCTCCATCGTGTAATGCTCGATAAAATGTCACATCCCAAGGATATTTACGTTCTTCACGATTTGCCAGTCTATTCCCATCAACAACCATCTGTAAAAAACTGTCATAATGGACAATCGTACCACATAACCATATCCATCCCTCTTTACCAGGAGATTCCTCTAAAGCAGGGTAAACAGTCGAAACAATCCACTTTTTAATCTCATCACGACGTTCAGGTGTCTTAGTGTTCAGTTCAGATTCAAAGTCATCAAGAATAATACCAGTATAACGTACATCAATCTCAGTACGACCACGAAGTCTCTGTGATGTACCCTTAGCAATCAATCTATCACCTTTTGATGTAACAATGTCCTTTTCAGTCCATCTATTACCAACTGAATCACCAGCAAGGTTTCCAAAGTAGTATCTTATCGAATCATTATACTCAAGATGGCTTTTAACATATTTAAGATGGTCAATGGCCTGTCCCTGTTCTTCAGCTACCCACGCCATGAATTGTCTTTGCCCTTGTGGCGAGAAAACAATTTTGTGTAGAATAGCAGCTTTCGAGAGGATGGACTTCCCAAAGCCCCTCGGTAGAATATTACATATACGGGCGCCAGGGTCTGTATCAATAAGTTTTTTACCCACTTCCTCATGGAACGTGGGAGAAGAGCTTTTATTGAGGAAATCAGCTGGCAAAAAAGCGCGACCAAAATAAAGCAAGTCGCTATAAGAACGTGCAAGAACTTCATCTTTCTCCTTTAAATCTGGTATAATGTTTATTTCTTTATTTTCCACAATCTAAGCATATCCCTTAACATCGGAATAAACATCCAAATCTCCAACATCAATTAAATTATCATCATAATCGTACAATGAGGTACATTTAGGACAAATCCATCCAGCGACCGAATTGAATAAGTCCATTAACACAACTTTTTGATTATCTACCAATGGTTTGTCACAAACGAGACATCCAGTCAGTTCGCTGTGAATTCCCACATCACGCAGGGTTAGTCTTGTCATCGATTGTTTTTTTTGCATGTCCAATTACTTTTATGTTATCTGAACTTATACGTTTTAGCTGGTCTTCGCTGAATCCTTGGAATACAGTTAAAGACTCTGTTTTCTTTTCATTAGGGAACATTCCTGCTATTTTCATCAAAAGCTCAATAGCCCTTAACTTGTCACCATCCTTACCATCAAGGTTATCAATAACATTTTTAGTCATTTCTAGCAGATAATGTTTAGACGCTCCAATATCACTTAAAATTACTTCAATTTCTTCTGTAACCAATTTTTGTATCCTTTCGGTTTTTAACAGTCCACGAGCTGTTTCCTTAGCGTATTGATACTTATTTGTCGGAAATACACGTAAATACGCATCTGTTGGATTCATTCCCTTTGCAACATACTTTGCAAACAAGAATTCATTATTTGTTGGATTTTCTCGTTCTTCACGAAGTTTTTTACAAAATTTCTTATTTGAGAACGAATATATGTTCTTTGGTGGTACACCACCCATATCAACATTCGGATTCGTAGTGTATGTACCAAGTATCGTTCTAACGTAGCCCATTGCATTGCCATGAGCAGTTTTCATGGTACTGCGTCTTAGAATCTTACAAACTTGTAAATCGTCAGTTACAACCCATTCGCCCTCGTTAGCTTTTCTCCAGTCAGACGAAAGTTTCTTCTCTGGGTAGAAATTACGAAACTCGTCCACACTTTCGTACAGAACCTCCTGATTACGGGAAATTGTCTTTGTTCTCACCTATACTACTCCCAAACCTGTTGATTAGACGAGCCCAACGCCGCCCCTCCGAGTATAGGTGGTTAAGGAAACAGTAATCATAGTTACTCCTACTCGTTTCCATCTATCGTCTGCCCCCAGACGAAAGTCTTCCCGTTGTGGATGTCAACAACATCCATTCTAAAATCTCCTGTAGGGAACCAGTCTATAATACCAAATGCATGTGCCCAATTATGTAATCTACCACGCAACCACTTGTTTTGTTCCCTAGACATATCTTTTAAACATCCCATGCTCCAAGAGCCAATCGTTCCACCAAGCTTTGTTCCGGTTATACGCTGTATATCGTGTGTATGACCATAAACAATATTTGCACCATAAGAGTCAAGATGCTTCTTTGCATGGTTAATAGTAGCAAATGCTCCATGTATGAATGTTAATTTACCAATTTTAAGTGGATAATTGTACGGAAGGTACTTATATCCCCTTTCGTCCCACTTGCAAGCTTTCCTAAATGTATAATCCTTCATATAAGGGTATCTTTCAACAAAAGAATCCAACCATTCATCATGATTACCCGCACAAATGTATCTTTCCTTGCATTTTACCTTATCCAGAACTTTATCGAATAAATCTATCCCATCATTAACCGCAGATATCTCCTCATCAATTATTGGTAGCTGATATTCAAGCGGCGGCTGCTTAACTTTTTTATATTTCCAGCTACTAACCGACTCCCACTCTCCTACATCACCAAGATTGATAAATATATTCGGTTTTACAAGTTCAATCGCTTTTAAAACAACATTAACAGCTTTTTTGTCGTGCAGAGGGAAATGTTGGTCAGGTATTACAATAGCTCGTCTATGTTTTCTTTTTATTTTCATGTTTTTTCTTTTGTTTTCGTGTGTACAAGACTATATTCTTATCTTTTCTTGACATTTCAGTTGCAACCTGGTCTCTTGACATGGCAATCGCTATCTTACCATTAGCTGACTTAAATTTATCAGCTCCATTGCCAACTGCTTCTACTACAACAAGATGTCTAAGACTGCAATCGCAACACCAGAGGTAAAAATAAGACTCAGCATCAATTAGCATGGTCTCATCATCAAAGGTTGTTACATGCATATTACCCCTTTCATAACTATTTCTTCAAAATATTGACACCCATCATCAACAGCACATGGCTTACCTGCATATTCCTTGTCCATCATCATTATCAATTTGCCATTACGACTTTTAAACATACATCCTAAACATTTACCATTATTCCAATTGCAACAATTCTTCCTTGCTATTGGTATTTTACTTGCCATCTTGTACATAATTTACATAATACGATTAAAGGTTACAAGAAGTTTCAACTATTTTGACATTATATATAGTATATATAGAATATATAAATTATAAGAGTAATATATATATATATAGCTAAAGCCTAAACAGCTATAAGCTATAAGGCCTAGGCTATGCTAAAGCTATGCTAGGCTTCCAGAAATTTATAAAAATAATTATGGGAAACAGAAATACAGGTTTTTACAGGGAAGGACAGGTTTAGGTAGAAAACGTTGAAAATTTATTTATTTTGAGTGTGGGTCTTTTATCCCCCCACCGACCCCCCGTCCGATTTTACCCTTTGACCTATATTTGGTTGAAAACCATATAAATGATGTATAATATATAGTCGGTATAATAGAAAGGTCTCAATTTTCGGAGTAAAAGAAAGTTAAACTATATCGTATTACCTCATCAAATTTTAATAGATACTAAGGACACTTATTTTATATTACTTTCATTATTGTTTTGTTTAATACACCCTATATGACTAAACTCAACCATGATAAAGACCTCATTAACCAACATAAGGGATATTAAAACTATGGGTAAACAATCTAATAGTAAATCTCCTGAAGTTACTAAGAGTAAGGAAGTTACAATAGTTCCATCTATTGATGTAACTAAGACTAAAGAATCTAAACTATCTTTAAAGTCTGTAAATTCTCTACTTGGAAACTTGGATGGATTTACACCTCAAGAACAAAAGAACATACAGGATGTAATGAAAACTTTACAGGACAAAGGTAAAGTTACATCAGGTCAAGGTGGCGGAAGTTCTACTGATACTACAGAGATGATTGAATTCCGTAAGAATTTCGATATTTCATGTAGTGAACAGTCAGACGGGTTCGACATAACTAAGACAGGACTTAAAAAGTATTATATACTTGATACTGAGGGTCGTAAGTCTTATTTCATGTTGTATTTCCGTCGTTCAGGTGACAAGAACAAACCTAAGTAACAGGATAGTTACACTAACAAGTGGGTATGGATTAAGTTCTGTACCCACTTTTTTTTAACTAAAATCAGAGTAACTTAACAAACCAAAAAAAGAAAATAACATGAAACTAACTAACTGGACAGACCTACCTTATGAAAAATCTATTTTTCTTGGCGGTCGTAATCAAGATTTCTGCAACCGTTATAAATTGACTGATAACGGCATGGTAGAAGTACAGCACATTTATAGATATGCAAAGCCATCTGAAACTCAAGTTATGACTTGTGATGAATTTGACACATGGCTACAAAAAGTAAAATAACACTATTTAAATGAATCAAGACTTATTTACAGAATTAACCACAATTAATGATAAAACGTTACAAATAGATGTTTATACAGACAATAAAAAAGAAACTGAGCTTTTAACCTTTACTAGTAAATTATCTCTTACAAAATACTTAGACCGATTACGCAAGAACTTATATAGAACAGATATTCCAATATGTATAAAAGATACGATAAGAAATATAACTGTTAAATTCAATTTAGATACACACCCAGACCAGAAGTCGAATTCAATAGAGAAACGTTTGCGTGATGATAGCTTACGATTCATCCCCAAAACAATGGTAAAGGTTGAAAAGTCTAGCAGAAACATTAAAAGAGAGCGAATAAAAAGTATCATGAGAGATATTCGCTTTGGTGATATGAGCATAGCTAAACATAAATTAAACAAGTTCTTTGGTTGATGCTACAATGAAATTAAAAGACTATAAAAATATACTGGTTGATGTAAAAGATTCTGAAATAAGAATGAATGAAATAAGAATGAATTTGCTATTATCAACATTTAGTGAAGAAATAAGTATTAGCGAGAAAATGGAATTGATACAAAACATGATAACAGAACTAAAACATGCTCGCAGGTTATTACAAGATTTACGGGGTAGTGCGCATTCATGAACGAATCTCTCCTTCCACAATAGATGAAAACGTGTGCTACCCCAATTTTACAAAGGAAAAGAAATGAAACAAAACGTACTAAGCGATAGAGAGATAAAACAACTAGTGGACTTAGGCTGTAAAATCAAACAAGGACTTGATTGTAATGCTAATAATGATGGATTGCCATGTAGAACGGACAGGCTTGATTCTGTTGAGAACATGAAGAAATACCTAGAGATTCACGGCTATAAAATAAAAAGATTAGGGGATAACAATGAAAAAAGATAACCCAATGAAAATAGCAGTGCTTAACTGTTCTATTTGTAAATCAAAGATAGATGAGCAAGTAACTAAAAATACCAACAAAGTATACTGGACAAGTGGACATAATGCTGAGCCAGTCAACAGTGGTAGATGTTGCAGTAAATGTAACGCTGAAGTTGTTATACCCAAAAGACGATTTAACATTTGGCAATCGAGCCACTTAATAAAGGAAAAATAGCATGAATGATTTACAAGATAAAATTTGGAAAGAAGCATGTGAAGAAGAAGAAAAAGCAAAAGGATATGTTTCTGCTGAATTATTATTTCTTCCAATGTTAATAAAAATGGCAGAAGAAGGAAAAATTGAAATAGGAGGCTCAGAAGATTTTATGGTAATAGGTAGTAAAGGAACACTTGATAAATTTAAAGAAGATAAATAGGAGAAATAAAATGAAAGCAAAAGATGTAATTAAATACATGAAAGAGCACAACCCCGAAGATGAAATGCTTGTAATGTGGTGGGATTCTGATGCTTTAACTAATTGGGATGACCCTGTTACAAATGAAGAATGGAATAAGATTATTGAAAGAGCAGATGGATACGGATTTTGTGGAATAAATCAAGATGTTTATGAAATTCTTGAAGAAACTTTATTTGAAATAAGAAAGGAGAAATAAAATAAGATACGAAATAGCATTAAGCACAGAAGAAAAGAATCCAAAATGGGTTTTGTCTGATAAAGAATTACAAGATTTTATTTGGGCAGTATATAAATTAGGGTATCCAGTCTATCGTGGATATGATGACCAAATATGTTTTACGATAACAGACGAAGAAGTAACAGACATAAAGGAGAAATAAAATGATACTTGAAGTAAAACAATTCCCAGAAAGTCAGGAAGTAATGGATGACCCTGAGTGGTTTATGATTGCAAGTCTTGAACCTAATGACCCAGGTATAGGTAATTCAGCTTATGCAAGAATATTGGATGAAAGAGCAGAAGCAATAGTAACAGTTAAGTTTACAGAATCTGAGATTGATATGCTGTATGAATC